TTTCATTCTAGTGACGCTCGAGGAAAACAATTCATCGGGGGCAACCGTTCAGGAAAGACTGTTGCTGGAGCGGTCGAGCTTATTAACCGGCTCCGGGGAGACGATCCGTTCAAAGCGGTAAAGCATCAGCCTCCGGTGGCCGTGCGGGCTGTAGGAGTTGACTTTCTTGACGGTGTGAATAAGATTATGTTGCCTGAGATTGCTCGATGGATGCCTCCGTCGATGTTGATAAACGGTTCTTGGGAGGATTCATATGACAAAACGAGTCACACGTTATCGTTATCGAATGGCTCGACGTGTGATTTTATGTCCTATGAACAATCACTTGAGAAGTTTGCAGGTACGTCGAGGCACGCAGTATGGTTTGATGAGGAACCCCCGAAGGACATCTTCGATGAGTGTCTGATGCGTTTGATTGACGTGTCTGGAGATTGGTGGATGTCCATGACCCCTGTAGAGGGTATGAGTTGGACGTATGATTCGATTTACTTGGCTGCGGTGTTAGACCCTAACATGTTAGTAGTGGAGGTTGAAACAGACGAAAATCCGTACATTAACACGGTGGAAATTGATGTCCTACAATCCTCGCTGACAAAAGAAGAAAAGGACATTCGTCGGCGGGGCAAATATGTTGCATTCTCTGGTCTTATCTATAAAATGTTTGGGGAACAGCATCTGATTGAGCCTTTCATGCCACCTCGTGAGTGGCTACATTTTGCCATGATGGACCATGGACTCGCTAATCCGACGTGTTTTTTGTGGGGGGCAGTAAATGAGGACGGATTAATGGTGATTTATGATGAGCACTACATCTCGGGGGAGGTAGTGTCATGGCACGCAGTCAAAGTTCATGAGAAAAATTCAGAACACGGTAGGATTCCTGACTATTATGTTGGTGATCCTTCTATACAGAATACTGATCCGATAACTGGTACTTCTGTGCAGATTGAGTACGTTGACAATGGTATTCCTATCGTGCTTGGTAATAATGATCGTTCTGCTGGTTTTAACGCAGTAAGTCAAAGATTGATTGGTATTCATGATAAGCCGCAATTATTGATCTGTAAGGACACTTGTCCCATGTTGGTGTGGGAAATGCAGCGTTACCGGTGGGCTCGATGGGCTACAAAACGAATGGATTACGATAAGAACAAAAAAGAAGAACCTCAGAAAAAGGATGATCACGCCTGTGATGCACTCCGCTATGGAGTGGCAAGTCGTCCTATGCTCGATACAGGCGAGTTTGTTCCTGAGATCTTTGTTCCGGGGCGTGCACCAGTGGCGGCTAGCGCATATGGTAAGACAGTGGACACCGCCTTGCCAGCGAGCCGTTCCTCCGAGCATGTGGACTATACGCTCGGCAATGAATACTAAACAAGGAGAGAAGGATGGCATTCGCCGTACTGATTAATGGAGAAGAGGTCAAGACCTTCGACCAGCAAGTGATTGGAGTGCGGGTTCGGACCTCATCGGGCGAGGCAAGTGCGGTTGGTATCGGAAATGTCGGGGCTGTAGAGATTCTAGTTGATACGGCTGGCGTTCCCGATCCTACTCGGCTTGATATGGTAGAAGCCCTACAGGCTAAGGCTCGTCGTGACTTCTGGGATGAACATGAAGGTGAGCCGACTGGTCCTGCCGTCGATCTTGGTAATCGTGATCTTGGTGCTAAGCAGGACTTGGTTGGCATTCTCGAAGGTGACACCACTGTTAACTATCCGGAGCCGCCTCCTGAGGAGCCAACTCCTGAGGAGCCTCTTGCTGAACCGGCTCCTGAGGAGACTCCTACCGAAGAAGGGGGTATGCAGCTCTAATGTCTAATTTGGTAGGGCCTTTCCAACAAACTCCCGCATCGAAGTATCAGATCATGGAGCATCCCGGAGCCCTACCCGGCTGTTGTTTCATGTGCAGGTCCGACGCCACGAATCGTGAGTGGTTCGTGGACGTCGGCCTGCAACTCGACTTTCATGGGGCTATTTATATCTGTAATATGTGCCTGTGGGAAATGGCACACACAGTAGGGTGGATGACTCCTGATGAATCTCTACAGTTGAAGGGACAAGTCGGAGACCTTCGAAGTGAAGCCTACAGGCTACGACGAGAGTTGGCAGCCCTCAGGGATATGGAGGATGCAATTGACACTTTCGTCAGTAATCGTCTTGGTCGTGTTGATAGTATTTTCAGGGTTGACGATACTTCTATTCAACTCCGTCTACTCGAAGCAGATGGGGATGATGAAGGAAATGTTGGACAAGGAGAGACTCCAGAACGAACGTCGGGAGAGGGTGTGGGAACTGGAGAGGGAGAGGTTGCTCAACCGCTCAATGTCCAAAGAGTGGCAGACATACGCACAGATGGCGGGAGCCCTTTCAGTCTTTGAGCCTCAGGACACTGAGCCAGCGGTAGGGATGTCGGACTTGGAGGAGCTTCGTCGGGCAGGACTGCTTGATGGAGTCGGTGAGGAGAATTTCGATCCACAAGCGATGGCGAATGAGATTGGTCTATCATGAGCTTGGTAGAATCGACGAACGGGATTGGTACACGTTCCTCTGCCCAATCTGTCATCCTGAACTCAGAGGACACAGCGATAGTTCAATGGGCCGAGAAGAAACTTCAAACCGACAAGAACAATCGGGTTCCTTTCGAGAATCAGTGGTATACGAACCTCTCGTTCTTTTTTGGGAGGCAGTACATAGCTTGGTCAGGCCCTTATCCTACGGCTCAGGGAATGTATCAGAGGATGTACGAACCTCCCGCTCCTCCGTGGCGGGTTAGGCTGATCACTAACAAGATTAGAGCAATCATTCGTAAGGAACATGCTCAACTAACTAAGGAAAATCCGGAACCGTACGTTATCCCTGCTACCTCTGACGATGACGATGTGGCAGCAGCTCGTGCAGCAGAGACTATTTTCGAGTTTTTGTGGAAGGATCTGCACGTTCGGCGCAAGATGCGTCAGACTGTGTGGTGGATGTGTCTCACAGGTACAGGGTTTATGAAGGATTGGGTGAATCCACTCGAAGTTGATTCATCAGGGCAACCTGGCAAACTCGAAGTGGATATGATCACTCCTTTCCATTTGTATGTGCCTCTACTTGATGAGCAAGAAATTGAAAACCAACCTTGGATCACTCAGGTGATGGCGAAGTCAACCGATTGGGTTGAGAAGACTTACGGTGTAAAGGTTGAACCTGACACTAAGTCTGGACCATCTATTCTCGATCAGAAGTATCTCTCGGCTCTTGGTTTGCAGAATGTCTCTGGCATTGAGTCTGTGGTTGTCAAGGAAATGTGGATCAAACCCTGTAGTCAATTTCCTGAGGGTGGACAGATAATTTGGAGTGGTAACAACACTCCATTGATGATTAAAGAAGGTTGGCCTTATAATCATAAACAGTATCCTTTTACTAAGATTCAGCACATTCCTACTGGTAGATTTTATGGTGAGTCTGTCATAACAGATCTCATTCCACTTCAGAAGGAGTACAATCGTACCCGCTCGCAGGTCATTGAGGCTAAGAATCGCATGGCTAAACCTCAATTGATCGCTCCCAAGGGCTCAGTAGATCCTAACAAGATTACCACTGAGCCGGGATTGATCATTTTCTACACGCCTGGGTATACGCCTCCTACTCCATTGAAGATGGAGCCAATTCCAGCTTATGTAATGGACGATATGAACCGCTGTGTCACCGATATGGCAGACATAGCGTTCCAGCATGAGGTCTCGAAAGCTCAAACTCCTCCGGGTGTGACAGCAGCTACAGCTATCTCGTACCTGCAAGAGCAGGACGATACAGCTCTTGCTGACAGTGTGACCTCCATAGAGGAGGCTGTAGAGCGAGTTGGCAGTCACCTGCTTGAGAATGTTCAACAGTTCTGGGTGCTTGAGCGTACTGTCAGAATAGTAGGGATGGATGGACAGTACGAGTCATATGTGCTATCTCAGGCGGACATTGCGGGTAATACTGACTTGTCAATTCAGGCGGGGTCAGCTATGCCTCGGTCTCGGGCTGCAAAGCAAGCTTTCATTACTCAACTTGGGCAAATGGGGTGGATTACTCCGGATAGAGCGCTCAGGTATATGGATATGGCTGAGACTGGTCGTTTGTACGAGGAGCTACAGATAGACGTGCGACAAGCGCAGCGTGAAAACCTGCGGATGTTGGCGGGGGAGCAAGTTGCTGTGAATACCTGGGACGAGCACACTCAGCACGTCATGGAGCACAATAACGAGCGGAAGAAGCAGAAGTTTGAGAATTCCTCCGACCAGGTCAAACAGCTTTTTGAGCAACATGTTCAAATGCATCAAATGGTCATGGCACAAAACATGGCGCAAATTCAAGGTGGTATGGGAGCAGGACCGGGTGCTCCAATGGGCCCTGGTAATTCTACTGGTCCTGACCTTCCTGGTGGTGGCCCTCCTGGTGCTATTCCAAATGCTTCTAATCGTTCAGCCCAACCCATAAATCAGCCAGTTCGGATGCCTCCAATTAATCCAATGGCTCGGCCAGGGTCACCGTAATGTGGCAGACATTGTTGGAGCGTTTTTCTCAGGAGCGGCGGCTGTGTTGAGTGCCTTTGTTTCATTACGGTTAGCTCGTAAAAGGTACGAAAGGGAGTGCGCTGAACGAATAAAAGAGGTACGAGAGGCAATACATGAAGGTTTTGAAATGAGAGATGAATGAAGCGGTTACCACATATTCTTGTTGGCTTTGGTTTGGTTTTTGCTGGGATTTCAGGATTCTTTGTTTCGAGCGCTGTAAGTCAAGAACCCATTCCAACACCGAGAACTGTTGTAATTGACTTGCCTCAACCTGGTCCTACAGGGCCGGTGGGACCTCCTGGTCCTCCTGGTCCTCCTGGTCCAGCAGGAATGTTGTGTCCAAATGGATTTTCAGAGGGGATATTGATTATAAATAGTCCTGGTGGACAAACAAAGTTGTGGACGTGTCTAGGAAATTAAGGAAGGAGTAAGAGTGGCTGACTACCAGGTTGGCTTGGTTGATCCTGGTTTTAATGCAGCGGCAGGTACTCAGCAGAATGGTGGTACCAACGCTCAGACAGGACATTGGGACGCTGATTACAATACGGTTGCTGCTATGCGGACTAGATTGGCTGCTATTTCGGCTGGTACTTATACGGCGGCTTATCTGAATCGCATGACGGTGAACGATATGGTGTACGCTATTCGAGTCAATGATAGCATCGCCACGATTGCTGGGAAGTGAAATGGCTCCTACGAACAAGCGTGAAATTCCAACTGCACTCGAGTTCATGAGAGCTAGGCAGCCAA